ACGCAAACCACCCATGTCCACGAGCATGCGCAAGCCGCTGTTGAGCGCGCCATGGCTCGTCTGTTTGTCGAAGACAGGATCATTAAGGAGTATCACGATTATCTCCCCAAGATTGTTGACGTGGGTGGCAACCCGGATCAGAACATGCACCAACGCCTGCGAACACATGTCATGGCTCCCGTCGTCGACTCACGGGACTATTTTCGAGCCGCAGCCTCCAAACGCAACCCTGATTGCCGTTGCTTGTTGCAGAATTGTTCTCACCTGGAAAATACTGAGGTCTTCTTGTTTGTCCACTCCATTTATTATTTTCAACCTAAAGAGCTGTTAGATGCGATGCTCGCAGCTCGTTCCAAGACCGTCCGGGCTTACGTGATTTGTCATGTGTTCCCGGATGGACAGGCCCGCATGTGTGGTGGTGAAATCAGTTATACCCGCGTCATTGATGCCGACGGGGGTTCGACTGTCCGCATGTGGACTGCTGGTCAAGATGTTCCCTACATTCATCCTTCGAGTAACTGGTTGACTGGTCCCGGTTATGAGAATCACGTGGAGCCAATGGGCTTGGCGTTTCAGCGCGAAGCCACTTTTGGTGACACGTGTGTGTTCTCGGTTGTCCTGCGGGACAAGAACGGTATGACATGCGACTGTGAAGGTCGCGCCGTTCCGTTGCGGAGTTGGGCTGCTTTCTGCCGAAAGTTTCCTGACCCCGCAAACAAATACCCTGAACACTTATTCGGAGACGTGGTAGCTAATCCAGAGAGCTACGGTCCCGTGCGTTATGCCCGCAACAACAAAGATGCAACGGCTCCTCGTTTTGAGTTAGCCGTGGCTAAGAATTATTGGCTGGTCAAGTGTGCTGACAAACCCTTTGCAATACCAAGGGCTCTTGTCGCCGAGTTGAAAGTGTACGCGGCAAATCAACCGCGCAACATGGCGATTTATCAGGACTTGACCCGTCAGGCTCGTAATTGTGCGATGAACAAATACGACATCTTTCCCGAGGCCCGTGCTATGACGGCTTCGGTGGCAACCCACTTAGCAATGCTTGAGAATGTCGACCAAGAGAAAGCGTTGCAGAACTTCATGTGGGATTATCTTAATGCGCGCGAGGCCGAGAAGTGGCGAAGAAGGACCGGCGTGTTCGTCGGACATCTTAAGAAACTCTTGTTCAGCTTACTGGCTTTGTTCCTGTTAGTTTGGACGTTTTCGTCACCCACCTCACCGAAGGCCGGTGCCAATTATTTGCAAATATTGGGCGGCCCTTTCTCCACTTGGCACGGCCACGTGTATTACGTCCCTCTAATCGAGGAAACCGTACGCGCCTTGCCGTTTGGGGATGTCATCACCTTAACCTCTGAAGCTACTCACTTGTTGTTCTTCACCCGCGCGCCGATTTTGCGAATCGGGTTCGTGTTGGCCTTCCATTGCGGTCTCAACTTTGTGCCGTCGTGGTTTGGTCGAGTAGTGCTTCACATCTTCTTTAATGCTTTCATGACACGCCCAGTGGTGCAGACTTACAATGCGCCATTGAGTGATATGATGTACGTGTCAGAGGAAGCGCTGGATCAATTGTTGGCCCGGACAGTTTGGGACTGGGAGGTCGACGCGGAGTGCATCAAGCGGAATTACACCCTGGCCGAAGGGATCAAATATCGGCCCGCCCCTGATTTGCACCCCACAATCCGCGCTGAACGGAAAGCTAAGATTCAACTCCATGGCATACTCGTTGACGGTTTTCTCATCGGGTGCTATGCCAACACGCCCTTGAACATGCATGCAGCTTTGATGATGCGCATGTTTCTTGAGCCCCCGCAGCCTGACGCTGTTGAATGGGAGGCTTTGCGCGATTTCTGGTTGGCAAATCGAACCGAATTGTATCACTGTGCGGAAGTGCCAGTGCAACCGGTAAGTGTGCAGGAATGGTTGAATGGGTTCCCTGGACCCAGAAAGAGGATGCTGGCGAAGGCGGTGGAAAATTTGATGGCGGGTAATTACTCCTTGGCGGATCTGTCGCGCTGTCGCACTTTCTTGAAGATCGAAAAACGTCTCTTTGTCAACGATGGAGATGAAGACGAGGGGCGTCCGCGGCCCATCACCACGTACAGTGATGAGGGCATTGCGGCGACTGGCCCGTGGCACGTAGCAGGTGCGCATTGGCTTAAGAGGGTGTGGAATGTGCATCATTTCATGACGTACGCAGCTGGGATGAATGCGGAAGTACTGGGCCGTTGGTATGACGACG